CCCCCACCCTGCCTGCGGAGGCCACGAAGGACGAGGCCTGGGAGCAGGTCAGCCTCAACAAGCCCGAGGGCACCACGGACGACGCCATCGCCACGGCGTGGATCGACGTGGGTGCGAAGCTGGGCAAGGCTGAGGGTGATGTCACCCCCACAGAGTGGGCCTGGGTCCGCGATCAGTGTCTCACAGTTCTTGCTGCGTAGATTCCTGTGCTGCTACCTGAAGTCGCACCCCTTAACCGGGGTGTGCTTTTTTCACCCAAGAGATACCCATGGCCAAGAAACCACTCCCTGATTTACTAGACGCGTACCAAGGAAACGCGTGGCCAGCAATGCTGGAAAGCCTGGGAGAAAACTTGGACATATCGGCGGAATCGATGGCACGCCTGGGAATCGGCTTCGCCCCGATAGTTTACTTCAAGGCAAAGCCGACCAACCCTACGGGTGCCAACTACCAGGGCTGGTGGGTCGGACCTGAGCGTGACGCTGATGGCAACGTCATCGGGCTGGCACTGCGGTCGAGAAGCTCTAACTTCAAAGCCATGTTCCCCGGCTCCAAGCACGGTCTCTGCTACGAGATAAATCCCAACCACCGCCATGGCCAGGAGGCCTATCAGAAGGGCAAGCACAACTGGGCCCGCGTTGTGGCTGCTGGTGTGGACTGCCCTGTGTGTGGCAAGATGGACGGCTGCTTGGTGTCGAGCGAAGATCCGCAAGATCCCAAGGCTGTGGTCTGCATCCGCACCCCCTCAGATCGACGCCAATCGCTCGGCTTCCTGCACATCCTCAAAGACGCAGGCCAGCTCGACCCCACCGCCACGCTGCTACCACCCAGTGACCTACCTGTCCTGGTCGTCGAAGGTTGGACCGACACCGCGGTGGCCATGGACATGGGGTTCGTCGCAGTTGGGCGTCCGTCTAACCTCGCATGCATGGACATGCTGGCTGACTTGGTGCGGGGACGCAGCGTCATCATCGTGGGCGAGAACGACGACATCAACCCGGCCACCGGCAAGCGTCCTGGTGAAGAGGGTATGGTCGCTGCGTACCAGATCCTGAAGACCAAGTGCCGCGACATCGAGATGGTGCTGCCACCGGATGAGTTCAAGGACTTACGCAAGTGGCACACAGCTCAACAGATCACATCAGATCAGTTCATGGAGTACGTTGGGGAGCACAAGCGTGAGTCGAATGAGCAACTCGTGTTCGCCGACGATGACCCCCGCACGCTGGCCCAGGGATTCCTGCACACCCGCCACCGCATGGCCGGGCGGCACATCACCCGGTTCTGGAATGGCGGGTGGTGGACCTACACGGACGGCTGCTACCGGCCGGTCACCGACCTTGAGTTCACCGCACCCATGTATGACTGGGCCGCAGATAAGAAAGTGATGAAGGTATCCTTCAAGGGAGAGTCCCGTGTGGAGCGTGTGAGGTGTGACAACAGCTTCGTAAGCAACACCTGCAACGCAGCCCGTGCAGCAACCCTGATTAACGAGGAAGTTATACCGTGTTGGATCAACGGCATGAAGGGCCCGGACCCTGAAGAATTGATTGCATTCAGCAACGGCATACTCCACATCCCAACGTACTTGGACGGCCAGCCCTTCGAGTCCTACATGATGGACCCGACCCCCGATCTGTTCACGACCAGTGCCATACCCTACGCTTTTGACCCCACTGCCCCGTACGATGACCACCTCTCATTCCTCGAATCTTCGCTTGGTGATGAGCCCAGCAAAATAGCCCAGTGGCAGGAGTGGCTCGGGTACTGCCTCACCACCGACACCAGTCATCAGAAGATGATGTTCCTACGTGGACCGTCAGGTGCGGGTAAGTCTGTGTGTATCAACCTCCTGGCCGCTATGGTGGGTGGTAAGAAACAGACGGCCTCACCTAAACTCGCGGACCTTGCGACGTCGTTTGGTCTCGCCCCACTGCTGGGTAAGTCTCTGTGTATCATCCCCGATGCCAGGGTGTCCCGCGGCATGGACGCCATGCGGGGTCTTGAAGTGCTCCTGAACATCGCGGCGGATGACTACGTGGACGTCAACCGCAAGAACCGTGACGTGGTCGAGTCTATAAAGCTGGGCTGCCACGTCACCATCGGCTCGAATGAGTTCCTTGAGGTGCCCGACCATGCTGGTGCTATGCAGCGACGTATGCTAATCACTGAGTTCAAGCGGTCGTTTCGATCCAACCCTGATAAGAGTCTTGAGAGACGGTTGACTAAGAACATCGCAGGGCTCGCAGTGTTCGCCCTTGAGGGGCTGCGGAGGTTGCGTGCGAAGGATGACTTCACGGAACCCGAATCGAGTAAGCAAGCACTGCTTGAGTGGGCCATCGCAACCAGCCCGATCGCTTCCATGCTAGAAGAATGCACCCGGGTGGACGAATCAGGATCAGTGCAGAAATCAGAATTGTATGACGTGTGGGCCGGGTGGAGTTCGGAACGACGCATCACTGCGATGTCTAAGACCAAGTTCTTTGAGCGACTCCACTCCAACGCACCATACATCACCAGTGACACGACTGTCACAGGTGGCCACAAGCTGAGCGTCTTCAAAGGTCTGAGTGTTCAGCCCTGGGCAGCGAAGCAGTATCTAGGTAAACTTTAGGAGACCCCATGACCGCCGTACACCCAACAACACTGCACCAGCAAACAGCACTACGTGACGTCATCAACGAACGCATCCGCCAAGACCAGAAGTGGGGGGTGCAGAGCCACCCCGACATTTGCCCGTGTTGTACCAAACGACAGTATACCCCGGAGGAGACCGCGGGGATTATGGGGGTGCCGACTGCGAAGGCTGCTAGGGAGTTGTGTGAGGGTGCCGCAGACTCGGGGAACCTGAGCTGGTCCCACATCCTCAACGAGGAGCATTCCGAGGTGGTGGAAGCCGCAGCACAGGGGAATGCGGAGGCCCTCAAACTTGAACTAACGCAAGTGGCAGCGGTTGCCCTGGCATGGCTCGAAGACATCGCCCGCAAAGAACAGGAAGGCTGAGCATGTTACCTACAGACAAAGAAACACGTAAGAACACACCGATGGCCCGGGGCCTGCTCGACTACTTCCCCGATGCCCTCGCGGCTGTGGCTCATGTAAGCCACGTAAGCAATGAGCAGCACAACCCTGGTGAGGAGATGCACTGGGCCCGGGAGAAATCCACGGACCACGCGGACTGTATCATACGCCACCTCGCCGATCGTGGCACACTTGACGACGATGGGATGAAGCACTCCGCTAAGGTCGCATGGCGTGCCCTGGCGTTGTTGCAGACCGAGTGTGAGAAGGCCGGGTGTAATAAGACAACTGTCGGTGGACCTACCAGATCTGTGGCACCATTCGTTGACCCCCGCCCGGGCAGCCACGCCCCCCCGTGGCTGCGGCTGAGGGGGGAGCAGGAGAAGCTACGCCGCGTAACGCTGGAGGAGCTGGGTTGCCGACGCGAGGTCATCGACCTAATACTTGCAGGCACGAGCGTGCCTCACCGCGGGAAACGTAATGCGGAATGCCCCACGATGTACATATCAGGGCCGATGCGGGGCGTGGAACACTTCAACTTCCCTGCGTTCGATAAGGCAAGAGACACGCTGTGCAGGCAGGGCTTCAACGTCATCAGCCCGGCGGACATCGACCGAGCCAGCGGGACGGTAACTCCCGAGGAAGCAGACACCCCTGCGTGTCAGGCCGAGTTCGTGTACCGTGACGTCATGGCTCTCATGAGCCTGGACCCCGGGACTGACTGCGTCGTTGTGCTACCCGGGTGGTCAAGGAGTGCGGGGGCCTCCGCCGAGGTGCGATTAGCCAAGTGGCTCAAGCTCGACGTGTGCCTCTTGGGGGCTGACGGTAACCTAACCACTATAGGAGAGAATGCACTATGGCCAAGTACGAACCACTAGATATGAAACGGGCTCTTGAGGAGCATGACGGAAACGTTGCACAAGCTGCCGCGAGTCTCGGGCTTCGCAGGGCCACGTACTGGAACAGGCTCAAGAAGCACGGGATGTTGCCAAGTCAGGAAAGCGAACCCCTCCCCGAGGGCACGTTCGTGCCCGATGCGGACGAGCTTCCCGACACCCACGTTGGTGAGTCAACCCGCGAATACACGTACGGCGGGGGCACCGGCACACAACGGTACATCCTGACGTCTGCACAGAACAACGTCATGGCTCACCCGCAGTTCATGGATAACCTCGAAGCCCTGGCTAAGGATCAGGATGCCCACCTGCTCATCAGCTACAGCGTGTACGACCGCACGGGCTATCGTGGGCTGGTGAAGAAGGGCGATACCCGTGTCAAGCGTCAAGATGTGTGGTGGGACGAGCGGGTACGACCGTATCAAGCGAATGATCGCACTCACCTCCACGACCGGCTGGCGTTCTGCGGTGAGCTGGACATCCTGGCCACCGCCGCAGACCCGCTAAGCAGCCTGGACGCATATCACGGCCGGGCCTCTATCATCGTGCCGCACAACAAGTTTGCGTTTCGGTGTGTCGAGTCCCGTGCAGGACAGATGCCCAAAGAGATGTTTACCACTGGCAGCGTGACACCACGAAAGTTCATTCAGCGTAAGGCTGGACAACTGGCCCAGTTCCACCACGTCCTGGGTGCCCTGCTCGTTGAGGTCACAGAGGACGGGTTCTGGCACGTCCACCACTTGAACGCCGAAGAAGACGGATCTTTCTACTGGTTGGATAAGCGAGTGGAAGGCGGAAAGGTCACGCGTAACAAAGAGGGCATCAGTGCTGTGGTGCTCGGTGATATCCACGTAGAGAAGATGGCCGTGGGTGGGCTCGACACGGCGTTCGGCGTCACCACAGAGATGCTGACAGAGGTGCAGCCCAAGCACGTCGTCGTCCACGACCTGATTGACTTCAGGAGTCGTAACCACCACAACCGTGACAACCCAATCTTTAAGCTGAAGATGCATAAGGAGCAGATCACAATTAGCCAGGAGCTAGATCGGGCAGCGTATTTTATTAACACGCTGCAGAGGGTGTGCCCGATACGTACTGACATCGTGGTCACCAGGGCGAACCACGATCAGGCGTTTGATAAATGGGTCGTCGAATCCGATTGGCGTAACGACCCCACTAACGCGGAACTGCTGCTCGACACTGCGGGGGCGATGGTGCGTGCGGCCAAGAAGGGCACTGGGTTTAACGCCCTGGAGTACCACCTTAACCGGCGTGGTGTTCAGCATCAGTGCAAGACGCGGGGCGGGCGTCGAATGCGTTTGCCTGATGTGAAGTTCCTCAAGCTCGATGAGAGCCATGAGATCAAGGGGATCGAGTGTGGCATGCATGGTCATGTGGGGCCAAGTGGTACGCGAGGTATGCCGAAGCAGTTTCGTCGGCTGGGCTTCCGCAGCTTCACTGCACACACACACAGCCCGTCCATCTACGACGGGGCGTATACAGTGGGTGTGCTTGGCGACCTCAACATGGGCTACAACATCGGGCCGTCGAAGTGGATGCATGCTCATGGCATCGTCTACCCCAACGGCAAACGTGCGTTCGTGTTCATCAAAAATGGGAGGTACCGAGGATGAAAAAGTTGTACTGTTACTTATTTGGTCACCAATGGCTCACGGGAATGTGGGTGTACCAGGAACGGCTCGGGGGGCCCATCAGCCAACGCGGACACGACCGCTGGTGTCACCGATGTAAGAAGGGACTGTAAGACTAAGATAGGGAAAGGCTGCCCCTTATTGCAGCCGGTGTAGATAGACAGGAGTTTCGAAATGGAAGGTATAGTTCAAGAGTTGTTCAGTAAGTACCCGGTCGGGTTCACCATCCTCGCGGGTCTCGTGGCTGCCCACGCACTCGCGTTATTCGTGGTTAACCTCACGCCCACACCGGCCGACGACAACATCGTAAAGAAGGTGTACAAAGTCGTGGAGTGGGTCGCCGGTGTTGTGTCGGACGCCTCAAAAGATAAGGGCGACGACGACGTGTCGTGACCCGGTTTTTTAATCCTATTGGAGATTTCCCGTGAGAAAATTAGCCCTTGCCTTACTCGCAGTAGTCATGCTCACAGCATGCACTGTGACCCCACGTCAGCAGTTTGCTGTCACACAGGATGTGTTCATCGCGGCGGTGCAGACCGTCGTTCAGCTTCGCATCGACGGAGTCATTCCACCTGATGAATACGCCGCTAACGTCCACCCAGCCGTCGTGGCAGGTGACCTTATCATAGACGCCTTCGACAACACAAGTCAGGGGCTCGAAGCCTTCGAGCATGGAGGTACGGTACTGGACGCGTTGGTGGAATCAGGGGTGGATCTGTCACAGACGGACCCGGATCTCCTGTTCCTCCTCGATTCACATGACCTGCACGGTGTGCTCCTCCGTGTTACTGCGTTGCTCGTTGAACGTTCGTCTCAATAACTCTTACAGAAAGGCCTCACATGGGCCCTGCTCAATACTTTTTGCTCTTACAAGCCGTCTCCTCAACCCTCGAACTGGCCAACCGCATGGCTAAGGTCGCGTGGAAGCACGACCCCGCCGAGCTTGAACCGTACATCAAACAGCAGAAGATCCTCCGTAAGGAATTGCTCGCGGTGTCAGAGACGCTGGCTAACGATGTGCTCGATAGTGCCGTAGCTGACGGCCTTGTTGTGGGGGAGGAGTCCTCCGAAAAGGCCAGCTCTGGCGAAGGTGCCGCGGACCCGGTGCCGGTCCCTGGCAAGCAAGGTAGCCCGGGGGCGGGGGGGGCGGCTCTGTCGAAACCCGCAAATTCTGCTGTCGCAGTTCTGGACCCCGCTAAGACTGCACTGGCACCCAAGCCTAAACTCGCCCCCACTTTCGTGGGGGACGATGACCACACCAAAGCAGCCGCTCAGTTCGATGCCGCTGGCAGTCAGGAGATCAAGAAGTGAGAGTACGGCCGCTAAATACAAAGGCCGACATACTCCCTTTGCTTGCAGAGTCCGCCCCGTCCCGGGGGTGCGAGCGGGCGATCAGTGAAGGTAGAGTCACCGTCCTCGGGGGGTTCACGCCCCCCGGGGGCTTTCCTCAGATCATATCTAAGATTGTATCTGAGTACGATAGGGCATGGCTGGTCGGTATTATTATTGACCAAAATGCTTGCAGGTTCCGACGCGTGTGGTATGATACCCTAAGTGATGTTCCGTGGGAGCACTGGGATGGAGACCCCAGCCGCACGCAGCCACGCCCGATGATAGAAGGCAGTTGCCCCCGCCTCGTGAATGATTATAAGCTAATCCGCCTACAGGAGATCGAAGATGCCCGGACCACCACCACTGCCAGCACCCAAGAAGCCGATGAAACCCCTCTCGATAGCAGAGGCGACTGAATACATTCACAAGCACCACGGCATAACGCCAACCCGGCAGACCGTGAACAACTGGACGATCATCGGTCGTAAGAACGTGATGCTGCGGGTCGGCCAGGAGGAGACCCGGTTGACCGGCAAGTACACAACTAAGGAGTGGATCATTGAATTTCTTCGTCATTACAACTGAGGTTGACCACTTCGACATCGAAGCCTACGACACAGAAAAGCTCCGCAGTATCCTCAAGGATAACAAAGCGGAGCTTTTCTGGGACTGGCAAGGGCGTGTGGGCCGGGTGGATAAAGAGATCCTGGCAGATGCTCTGGCCTCACTCACTGTAAAAGGCGAGTGGCGGGCACGCATGCCCCATGCTGATGTGTCTCGACGCCCAATCGAAATCTCTTGGGCCCAGGTTACCCAGCACCCACAACTCGGCCTACTAGCTCGGCAATGGTTGCCCCTCCAGCCCCTGCCGCAAGAGCAACACCTGTCACACCCCATATAACACGGCTGACCTTAACCTCCACGCCCCCGTGGGCTTTGTCATCAGCGTCGTGCTGCTTAATCAGGGCGTCAACGTGCTCGCGGGCAGCGGCCTCTTGCTTCGGAACCACCGTCTGCAGGTAGTGGTCGAAGTACCGGCGGACGTGTAGTTCAGCAACCTGATCTACCTCACGTACCTGAGATTCGTTTAGAGCAGCGTCTGTCATTTCTTATCCTCCTTGTTGCGGCGAGCAGCAGACTGCCGCACCGATGACATTGTGAGCCGCTCCTCGCGGCCCTCTGATTTCATTGCGTCGTTGAACGCCTTAACGTACGTTGACGCCGCGGCCCTGTCCCCGTCCGCATAAGCGGAGCTGGCAGCCGACAGCACGTCTTTGCGGCCGTACTTGGCTACCTCTGCTTGGCCGGAAGGTGTCCACCCATAGACCATCTTACCGAACGGCAGATACTTGAGAGACTTGTACTCACCCCGCATCGCGTCCTTCGTCATGCGGTTCACCATGCCGACTGCGGGCGGTGTGAGGAAGTCCACTGCGGCTGAGCCGGGGCCGTCACTTGAAGCATTGTCGAGCAGGTACGTTGAGCCAAGGTGAGTGGCCAGCAGACCATCAACGAACGAGTCACGCGGGTTAACGTTCTTGCCGGTGATCCAATCGCGGATCATATCGAACGTCATCCCTGACAGGCTCAGCATCATCAGGATCTGCACGAGTTCCCGCAGGCCTGCCCCCGCCATCTTGTAGTCGCTGTTGCGAACGCCCTTTGCGATCTTGTCGTAGGCCCGTCCACGGATGAATCCGAACTGGCGAAGGGCGAAGGTCTTGAGCTGGTACATGACCCGGCCGTTGGGGTGATCCAAGTAATACTGTGGCATCTCCAGCATGTCGATCGGCTGCGTCTCGCTGAGGTCCATGTAGGCATATGTGGTCACGAGGTCTGACTTCAGGCCAGTGGACAGGTCGCGTTTAAGGTCAGCGAACTCTGCTTCACCGAACACGGGGGCCCACTGCTGCTCCCACGCACGGTACGCTTTGCTATCAGGATTCTTCAGTAGGCGTTGGGCCTTCTGGAACGACGACACCATGTTCACTGTCTTCATGGCGGTGTCCACCTTGGTGAACCCTACGACCTTGAACCCGCGGTTGAGGGCCTTCGTCAGGGCACCCGGGGCACCGTACTCGGCACTAATGTGTTGAAGTCCCAGGTTCTTGGCAGTGAGTACCGTCTCACGCATAGACGCTGGTATGGACTTCAGGGCTTGACCGACGCCGTCACGAGCGGCCACCATGGCCAGATCGCCGAACTGGATGGCTGCGGACGAGGGGTCAAGCAACGTACCCATGTAACCGAGGTCGCGGATAGCCCGCAGGGCCTTAGCCGGGGACTGCTCGCCAGTTGTGAAGATGCTATTTATAATGGACCGCATGCGACGTTTCTGGTGCGAGTTGAGCCGGTCAATGCCGTGGCTCTGGTCGATCATGATACGGCCGATGGTCTGGTCAAGTGACTCTTCACCCACATCCTTACCGAACAACTTAGCCTTATGTACATTGTAGATCATACGGTCAAAGTATGAGAACAATGCTTGGTCTAGCGGCTGGTAGAACTTTTGAAACTCTTCGATCGTGAGGTCGTCCACTGATCGCAGGCCAGCGATGCGTGGTGTGGTCTGCCCAGGCTTGCGGGGATTCCAACCGGCCAACCATTGGTTCGCAAGATGGACCTTCTCAGTATCAGTGAGGTCACGTCCTAAGCGTCTGGATTCCTCAGCCAGGGCACGTTGCAGCTCGTCGGGCTCCACGCCGTGACGTGCTTCGTACCACGAGTCATACGCACCCGGCTTCATGGCCCGCGGCATGTGCTGCTGGCGGTAGCCGATCTTCATGCCGATGCCCTTGGCCTCAGCGTAGACGTTGTCCTTCATGCGTTGAACAAGCTCGAACTGCTGCCACACGTCTTCGGCTTTGGTAGGGTCAGCTTCCCGTAGCATGTTGTGGGCGGTGTCGAAGTCCTGCGTGGACACGGCGTAGTCAAACTCAAGGCGTTGCCTACGATCAAGCACAGCGTTAAGCTGACGTGTCATGTTCTGCACCTGGGTGTCCGCATCATGCCGCTCGGCCTTGTACCGTGCCTGCAGGGTCTTGAGCTTACCGTAGAGACGCGGGGACCAGTTACGCAGCACTGCTGACACGGGTACACCCACGCGGCTGATACCCTCTTTGACACGGCTCTTGCCAGGAATGCGTTCGATGCCGGGGGCCACAGCCTGGATGAACACATCAGGATCGGTGACAGGTGCCGCGGCAGCTTCCGTCCCGGGGGCCGTCCAGTATTGCTCCGGCAGGAGCCCGGCTTTCTGCCCAGGGAATGTGACGTCTTCGATCCTATCCTCAGCGACCGCCTTCCTGTTCACAGCTCCATGCGGGCCGTAGCCAACCCAAGAAGACTGACCGCGTGTCTCGGTGGCAAGAGCCCCCTTCGCTGCGTCCGAGTACGTCGTCGAGTGGTCCCGCCATGCGTTCTCTTCGCCCTCAATCGTGAACGCGTGGCCCTGGTTGACGTGCCCTATGACATCATGAACAGCTCGGAACACTTGGTTGTGCGTCCACCCTGGGGCGAGCGGGCCGACCTCTTGGGCCATCGGGTGGTCTGACGGCATGTCGCCGGGGTCCGCGTTCACACTGAGGCTCTTGTTGGCCAGCACGTCCGTGGCCAGCTCCGTAACGGAAGGGTACAGCTCCGCTACCGACAGCACAGGACGGAGATCAAAAGTGAACCCAGCGTCTTGCAGGGCCAAGAACTGATCGAGTGTTTCTTTCTTAAACGATTCGTAAGCGAGGATGACATCAGGGTTGGTAGGATCGTGTTGCATCGTTTCGTATGCACGCGATATGCTCCGGCCTTCAGCGGGGGAGATCGGCTTGTAGTGAGGCTTGGTACCCTGGTCCAACGCTGTGGATTTTTTGTACTCAGCGACCAGCCTCGACAGCTCGCCTTGGCCACGGAGCTGCTGTACCGCACGACGCTTGGCCCGCAGGTTAGCGTTCGCTTCACGCACGCGTAGAACAGCCTCGGGGTTGCGTCGAGCTGAGTCCACAGCACTAGTCACCGTCACCGAATCAGAGTGTGTTACAACGCCCTGCTGGAACTCTGCAACAGCAACCTCAGCCTCTGCCCGGGTGGTGGTCTCACCACGTTTTTGTTTTATCTCTGACTTACGGCCTTCGCTTCGTTTGTCTGCAGCGTCAAGCTCTTCTGCAACGGTGCCGCCGGGCTCCAGTGTCGCCACATCCCCAGCGATGAACGCGGACACCTTCCCCGGGACCAAGTCCTGGTGGCCGACCGCAGCTTCGACTTCAGCGACGAGTTGACGTGTTTGCTTCTCGTTCATGGACCGCTTGGGCACGACGATGAACTCATCTCCACCGGTACGGAAGATATCCGCACGGCCCTTTAGTGCATTCTCGGCCTTCTTCGTTATGGATACCAACAGGCTGTTCGCACCCTCGTGTCCAAGTATCGTATTGGCCACCTTGAGGTTGCCCAGGTCGAAGAACGCGACCTTGCGTGACCGACCGGTCTTTTCCACCGTGGCCTTGAGCTTGGTTATCTTCTCGTCAAAAGCACGCTTGTTACCTATGCGGGTAAGCGGGTCCGTACGGGCTTCCTTCTTAAGGCGTTCGATTTCTTTCTTAGCCTCCCGCATCTTACCCGCTTCAGTCAAGTCATCGACACGCTGGCGTCCTTCACGCAGGCCGATGCTACGCTTCTCCTCGACACGGTTGTCAGACACGGACCCGTCCTCATCCGCGGAAAAGCGGGGAGCGTTATCAGGAAGGAGGCGGGCTGGGTCGTACTGTGGTTTGATGGCGGCTGAGGCCTGTTTGTTCAGGGCGTCATGCTCCAGGTCTGTGCCTGCACGGCCGGAGGGGTCCACCTGGATTGCCCCCGCACTTGGACCGGCCGCGGTCTGCAGATCCTGCTGGGCCCTGTCCACGGCTGTCTCCGCGTCCCCCAGCTCTCGCTGAGCGATGTCCAGGGGCGAAGGGAGGCCCAGGGGCTGGAACCGGCGAGCGAGAGCGTCGGGCACGTAGACCTCCGCCGTCGTGTCTCCACGGGCAATCGCCGCAGCATGGCGGTTGTTGCCGTCGATAATCTCGATGCTCCCGTCGCCCTCCTTCATGATACCGGCTACCAGTGGCGGTGCTGTGTCCGCAGTCTGCCCGGCGTACCCGTCAACCCGCGTACCGGATCGGGGGGACGCCGTCAACTGGTCTAGGGGTATGGTCACCTTGACCCAGTCACCGTCTCCACCTTCGGCAGAACCCATCTGCCCACGCTGGAAGTACTGGTTGCCTTCTACTTCACCTTCGGTATCAGCATCGAGTGTGCCCGTCCTGCGGCCCAGTTCATCAGCAGACAGGCGGTGAGCGTGCTTAACCTCCGCATGTTGCTCTGCCACTACGACGGCGGGGGAGGGGGCCGGGGCCTTCTTACCGCCCGTTGCCCCGCCAACCAGGGCCCCGCCCACGGGGGCGAGCACTAGGCCCATGGCGAATGCCTCGGCGACCCCGTCCATGAGCCCGGCTTCCGGGTCGTAGCTTTTCTGCTTGATGGCGTTCTGAACTATTTCGGTAACGGCCTCCTCCGCACCCTCACCGAGCACTAGCCCAGCTTCGCGGGTGGCGGCTTGTATGAGCCTGCGGCTACCGGCCTCCGACGCTTCAGCGGCGAGGGGTCGTGCATACCGTCCGAGTGACTGTACGATCCGACCACCAACTAGCCCACTAAGCCCCTCGACCGTTCCCTGGGCCAACGCGGAGGCAAACTCCATGCCACCACTGATTTCTTGGCCAGCCGCCCGCCGCTCTGCTATGTCCGTACGGGCACTGCCGGTACCCTGAGCACCGTAGTACCCAACGACTCCGGCTGGACCCATGGCCAAGGAAGCCGCGAGGTTCGCACCCTCAGCGAGACCACCACCTACGACACCACTGAACCCACCACTCGGGTTGTACGCCTGTTGCTGCTGCTCCCGCAGATCCGCGGCGTACCCAGGAGCGACAGTACCGATAACGGCTGTGCTGGGTCGAGCGACACCTTGCACGAAGTTAAGGCCCACGTTCGATGCCCGGCCCACGGCCGTCTCGTTACGGGAGTCACGCTGACTCTTGAGCTGCTCCTGGAACTGGTCCACATCAGTACGATCTTCACGACCAGCCATGCCCTTGAACATGTTGTTGGCGGCTTCCATCTGCTTCGGATCAGGACGTCGGCCGGTACGCTTCTCAGTTGCCTGCATGTGGGCAACGGCAAATTCAGAAGCCGTCCCGGGGGTGATGCCTGTGTTCGCCAAACGCTCCGCACCTTCGTAGCCTGAGTCGGTGAGCATCTTCTGAATCGACGGGGAGACTGCCGATGTCTTCTGTGCAGTGGGTATGACCCCCCGCTTTTGCAGCTCGCCAAATGCCGCCTGCTGTTTAGATGACAGCTCTCCGCTGGAGGCTCGGCGGGACAGTTCGGCTAGGGCGTCTTCACGAGTTGGCATGGTCTCAGTTCCCCATCAAGGCTTTGAATAGGTCGTCGTTACTAAGCGTCGATACGTCCACGTTGTCCAAGGGCTGTACGTCCTGCGGCCCGGACCCACCCTGCATCATACCACGTTGCTGCTCTACGAGCAACTGTTGCTGACGCCGTAGCTGAGCCAGCTTGACCGCACGCTTCAATTTATCGGAGTCACCGCCACGGGATACGCTGGAGAACGGCTGGCCCGGCAGGACCGTGTCCGCAGCACCACGCCAGAACTCGTTGATGGAGCCGCCGGTGGGGCGGGCATCAGGGGTGAGGCCTGCTGACGATGCGTCCGGGTCTTGGTCCGACTCACCCATCTCTTTGAGCAACGCCTGCTCCTGACGCCGCAGGTCACTGATTTGGCTGTCAAGATTGCTCATCTCAAACTTAACTTTATCCTTCGGAGAGAACGCGTCTTTCGCACCAGCGGTATTGCGGATGATCGAGTCCGCGGCCGTACGCATTTGGTTCGGTGTGAGGCCTGACGTACGCAGAGTCTCAAGCTCACGCATGGTCTGGTCTGGTAAACCGGGACGCTGCATTATGGTGTCAAGGTACCCGTTTTCACCCACCTGGGTGTCCTCGAACTGAGAGAAGCCGCCGCCTCGGTCTGCACCAGCAGGCATGCTCGACGCGTCGTTGATGTCGTACGTATGGCCATCCCCGGTCATGCTACCGGTGCCCTGGGACATACGACCGCGGATGCTGCCGCCCAGGGGGTTTCGGATTTCTTTATCCGCACCGGACATCGGGGCGTTGAGTGCAGGATTGCGGAACGTCTGGGCACCAGCACGCTGCAGACGCATAGCAGAATCAGCGGCGGAAATTCCTTGTCGCCTGTTGGCGGCTGCTGCGAAAGAGGGACGCTGCGGCTGCCGCTGCTGTTGCTCCCGTTGGATGGCGTTACGCTGACGGTCTCCCTGCATCTGCCCCGCGGCGATAGATGCTTGAAGAAGCGAGCTTGCCGGTGTGTAGTCGATCGTGATGGGGCGAGGTGCGGGCATTTAAAACGCTCCTGCGGACAAGGACTGGAGAAGGCTACTGTACATGCCAAGGTCCGGGCCGACGTTCTGGCGGCTCAGGATTGCATCAGCATTGAAGTTCCCGAGGGCCATTTCTGCACCCGCGGCCTGTGTTAGCAAACCAGAACGCAGCTTGGCCTGCTGTTCGTCAATGTTGCCCAGGTTCTGGGCGTAGTCAGCGTTGATGCCCCGGCTGGCTGCACCTGCTATAGTGGTGTTTCCCAGACCTCGAGATACCAGGGACTGCTGAGACTTAGCAAGCTGTTGCTCGTTGTGCTGGCCAGCCCGCACCTTCGCCTGCTCACCAACAGAGGCTGCTGCCGCCTGGGCCTGCTGATTCAGCCCGCGGGTATTGTCCGTCGTCTGCTTGGCCGAATCCATCAGAGACTTGTACTGCGACAGCGAATCAGCCCGGGCGGACTGGGAGGCCTTAGCGGCCTGCTTGGCCAAATAATTTGCACTGAGGCCACCAGTAGACCTCGTGCTGGATACGCGGGTGCTGCGTGAAGATTGTGTGCCGTATTGTTTGTATGCGTTGCCTATCATTTTGCTAATCCTTATCCGAACAACCCGTGAGCAAGTATGTGGCAGGAGAGGAACTCTCCACTCACCGCAAATCCAGAATTGTCATCATACCATATTTCAACGTAGTCGTTAGTCGCCAGTTCAATTATACCCTGGACCGTCGTACTCTTCGACACGGCATCGATGTGGTCGTACACCACTGATGTCTTGGTGTCCTTCGTGCCATTCTTCGCAATCGTCAGCTTGTGGCTGATATCCCCAGATCCCTCGGTGTTGTCAACGACGGCCGCAGTTATCATAAACTTACGGGTCGGGGCGCCAGTGTACCGAAGACGTGATGCCGAGGGCTTGTCCATCTGGTTTGCTGTTCCGAGGGTGAACGTGCCCAGCAGGGCTGCACCATCAGTAGTGTTGGTGGAGTTGCCTGTCTGGTACAGCTCCCCGTATGGCACATCCAACGACTCCATGAGGTCGCGTAGATCCTGGGGGGAAATGTCCCCCGCTGTATTGTCGGCGAGTATTGTTGCCAGTGCCGATTTAGTTCTTGACGTATCAGCCATGCTATGCTCCAAATCCAGAAGAGAAGCCCGAAGAGAAGCCGCTGTTGCCTCTAGTGTACCGCAGGAACACATCGCAGGACGTGTAGCCTGACGCGTCGAAGTTCGTTGTGATCGACACGTTTGTGGCGTTCACCTCAATTGCGATCGCGTTTGTTCCGTCAGTCCAAGGTAGTGGCCGCACGGTGGTGCCATTAGAACACCATCCCCGCACCTCCACCATCTCAGTCAGCACCAACCCAGTTATGCCGTGGGCCACATTGGTCGTGGTGTTGTTCGGTAAGGCCCCAAAGGCTACCGTAATCTCACGCACCGCCGTGTTATTTATCTCCAGAAACCCACTGTCCTGTTCCGTGGTCTCTCGGTCAAGCAGTCCGCTGACTTCCGCCCACCGCAGCCCTGTGGTCTCCCCGCTGTCAGCGATCAGTGTTGTGCCATCCGCCCCGACACCCAGCCGAACTGGCTCAGTTGAAAAAGTGAGGAGATCACCCTCCGTGGTCAGGATACCAAGCTGATCCGCACCCACGCCATCATCGGATATCTTAAGCCCCGAAGCACTCTTTGTCAACGTGGCACCGTCCAGCAGGATAACGAACTCACCGTTCGTCTGATCGACGGGTTCCCCGGTTGCACTGACCAACTTAATGATGCCGTTAACGATCTGGATAGCGTTATCTGCTCCACCGACCCACTGGTGCGTCCGGGTGAGCCGCTCCCACTGCCTACGAAGCTCCGCAGGAAGGCCGTCACTCGGCAGGCGGGACACGCCCTTTAGTCCGATCTCCTGGCCCACTATCTAGCCCCTTCACGTTGGAGCCCGCCATCGGCCACCTGTATTACCACCTGTTCCATTGACCACGCCTCTGCGATCGTGTTGTTCCGCAACCGCACCTTCAAAGACCCTGCCGCCACGGGGTTGTACACCCACTTGTTCAGCCCGCCGCTGAGAGCCCGAGCCGCCCGTACGGTCACAGAGTCCGCCGCCTGCTCTGGGGTGTCCCCAGACATAACTTGGAGCGTTGCACCATCAGCCCCAGCACCTAGCGTGGCTTGGATACCCTGGAGATGTATGCGACGGCCGAACTTACCTACCAGCGGTCCTATGTCCACGAAGCTGTCTATCGCCGTCGTGGTGGCTCCATCACTATCACTCTTAGTGGTGTCTGATTCTGTGCGGATATACCCGTCGCGGCCACCCATCAGGAGTGCTCGATCGCCCGGGGCATCGCCGTCGAACACCAACGCGGCAGTGGGTCCGTTGCTTATCGGGAGTTGCTCAGGCCAGAAGCCGTCCGTACGTGCATCATACCAATACTGAGTAGGGGCGGTGAGGGGCTCGTTGTATCCCGTCAAAAATACGTGGCACCCTTGCCGGTCTCGGTCCCACGACAAAATGGGTCGGGTAGTAACGAGATCGATATCCGTGAATGAAGTGTCCAGCTTTCCGCTGCTTATGAGTTCAGGCACCCCACCACCAGGGGCCATGCGGTACATGCCGTTACTCCCCATGAAGTACAGTACCCCGTTGGGGTCGCGGGTCCAAGCGTCGGGCCCCGCCACACCTGTATCATAGCTGATGTTGTCAATAATGCCGCCGTCCGCAGGGTCGCCTGTGAGACGCCAGATGCTCTTATCACCCCCGAAGATCAACGTATTATCACCATAGGGTATCAGGGCGGTGATGCGATCCGCCACGAGGCCCGCATCCGTGTTGTTCCCCGCAACAGCCGACGTGACAAGTTGTGTAGCGGGGCTGTAATCTATGTCAAGAGGATCATGCTGCTTCGTCATAAACCAGTTACCCGGCTCGGTTATCAGCCCTGCCATGACGATACGCCCGCGATACAGGGCCATGATGCGGCAGACATTCCCTGCACTGTCCACGGGCAGTGTACCATTAACGGCTGTCCAGGTCGATACTGTATTGGTCTCTAAATTTAGCCGCTTGTAGTTCGTACCATCGCAGAAGTATACGTGACGCTGCACGTTCGCGGGTGAGCCGTCCAACGCTGAAGGAGAGGCCCCCGTCGCACCCATCAGGAATGTAGAGGAGTTCAGGGCATCTGTGCCCCCCGTGCTGGCCACCATGGCGGTGGGCGGAGAATCAGACTGGTAGATGTCACCCCCCGCCACTGCGACAAGATACGTCTCCCGGGTGCGGACCCCCGCTGTGGATGGTACCACAGTTCCGCAGGTGAACGCATCACAGATAACTGGGTTATCCCCGTCCGCCGCACTGGTCTCCGTACGAACCGCGGCCAACCCCACCCCACTTTGCGAGGCGTACAGGCTGCTTGAGGTAGCGATGTATTGGGTGCCGTTCACGTACCCGTTTATAGTGTTGCCAATTACTTCTGCTCGTACAACCAACGAAGCTGTGGTCGTCGCTGACGTAGGGATAGCTATGGCATCAGGAATATCAACCGCCGCCAATTGAACCGTAGAGGAACCCGTGGCACTGTTGCTCAATACGAGGGACGCCGCTGTCCCGCCACTGCCAGAGTCCTTCAAGAACACTTCCATCAAAAGCTGGCCGTCCCCGAGGCTGCTTGTCCCGCGGAACCGCACACCCCCCCGCACGCCGTCTGTGGGTGTGTCAGCAGTGCTTAGTACCACACTGCACTGTACATAGTAATTCGCCTCCCCTGACAACGGGTCCGCAGCCAGCAAAGCGATTCGCTGAATGTTGCTCCCGCCACGATCATGGATGGCTGCATTGCTGGAGATTCCAAACGCAGTGCTGGTAGAGGCCGTCCACGCAGACGATGTCGCCGTGGCAATGGACGTGTTGTCACTGTACGTGAACGGATCTGACAATACGAGGGTGTCCCCGCCCCCAGATACAGGTATGGTGGGTATATCACCCTGTACCAGCCGCTGTATGGGTGTGCTGGCCTGCACAGCAGCAGCGAGGTACAAGGCTGTACCCGGACGCTGGCCCCCCCGCATGCGGGACTCCTCGGCATCAAAGGGCCGTACGTTCAAGGCGTCCGTGGTATAACCGTTAGGCACTGCCCCATAGGGTGTGCCTTCGGTAATGCCCTTAGCGGGAAAGCGTAGTGTTAGGGGGTTCCTCATCGTCTCTCCTGTAAATCCAGCCCGACGCAGTTAAGCGGCAGGCTGAATGCTAAAAAGGGAGAGATGATTAGCGGAGGAGGGTGGTGCCATCAGCACGGTTGTAGCTGACCAGCGTTGAAGCGTAAGAGTATTTGACCGCATGGATCAGCACTTCTTCGGCGGTGGTGTCATTCAGCCCGTTCGTAATCAGGTTGAAGTTGATGACGTCCTGGCGAACCAAGCTATTGGCCGACAGGTCAAATTCAATCCACTGCTCCGTGGTCGAAAGGACCGTGCCGGGTGCAGCAGGGCTGACATTGGCCCCGAGAGCTGTGCCAGCCTTCTTGATGTACGTGGTTGAGTCCAGCTCAACATCATTGTCAGTCGAGACCGAGAGCTGTGACGCGAGCACGCTGACGATGAATTTGTCAGTCTGCTCATCGTAGTCACGTGGCACCGGAATGGTCAAGGTACCGATGGTGTCGGTGCCTTCCTCGACCAAAACAACACGGGCGTTGCTTTCGTCCGCCGTCAACCACGCACCGGACAGTGTCGCCACTGCAGCACCGGCTTCCGAGCCGTCGTAGTCGATGACCGTGCGGAGGTCAAGTTGGCCCAGGGGGACCGGAACATCAACCCAGAAACCGGCGTCGTTGTGTGGCTGCCCCGAAGGGTTGAGGCCCCCGCCCATGATGATGTCTTTGATGTGCGTGAGGAAGTTGTTGGTCGTGAGCTTCATATCTTTTCTCCGTACTTGGTGACTTGGAGGACACCGGGGTTAAGTGTTGAACGGCACCGTTGGCCGATCGTACAATTCGCTTCTAAACTGTGAAATGTCCCCGAGACCGGAGCTGCCGTTGCCGAAGTAGCCCAACCGCTTAGGTGCAGACAAGCCGTCCATGCGATAGCTATTTGGTAGGCAGGTTCTAGTGTAATACGTCCAGTCTGCGGCTTGCTGGCCACCCACGTCTTTCTCCACCACAGCGAAGCATGCAGCTTTGATCGTCTCATCATGCACGAAGGGGGCAGGCTGAACTTCGGTTAACGCCACCAGCGACGTAAAGTAGATGTGGTAGGGGAAGTTCAACACCAGCACGTCATCAGGTGTTGGGTAAACTGAGAGTTCCCAGCGGCGACGGAGGTCGTCTCCGATGAGGTCGGCCCGGGGGCGGATCGCCGCCCAGTACGGGTCACCTGAGCTGCTCTGGATGTCCTGACGCCATGCCCGTATCGTGGACTCGTTATTCCACTGAATCCCCACGCCCTGGTTCGTGCTGGCCGCGTACGTGATGTCGCCGGAGTACTGCCCGCTAAAGTTCAGGGGCAGCGTGAAGTACCCGTCAGATGTAATGGTCCACGTCTCAGCAGACACAGAGCTGGCATCGCCTGTAACGTTTACCACGGTGGGGCTCACATAGCTGTCGATCTCGTACGCGACCCCGCCGACCGTTATGGTCTTGCCTTCCATCGTAGGATAGAAACTGGCAGACTGAGCGGTCAGCGGCGTGATGGGAGTTGCGAACGTCCCACCTGATACGGTGTTGGTCGCGTCGGTGTCGACGGTGCCCCAGATGGTGACGTCCGCCACAGGGCGGGTCCAGTGCCAGCCGTTGGGCTTCGGGCCATCGGCAATGAACATGCGGATGGCGTTGTTCACATGCCGCTTGCACTCATCCAGGTCGTGTGCATCCGTCGGAACTTGTGCTACCCCCAGGCCGTCTGCCCCGTAATACGCAACACCCATCTTACGCGACACTTCGATCAATAGATCGCTGAACGTCAAGACTGAGGTTGGTTCGGCCATGGGTGACTCCGGTAAAACACCCTACCCTGAGTTATCAGGATAGGGCGGTATGGCTTAGCTGGTGGTCTGGTAACCGTACTGGAACCAGTCGCAGAAAATCTTCTCAGCCGCGGCGTCACCAGTCTTGACGGCGACGATGGCCGACAAGTAGTTGGACTGGTCCACGGTGGTGTCCACCGCCTGCGTGGCGACATGGTAGCCGTCCACGTAGAACTTCAGCGTGGCGTTGCCGTCGAAGTACAGGCCCAGCTTGTGGAACCCCGCTCCGGTAGCAGCCACACCGTCGATCAACGACGCACGCGAGGCCAGGGGGATGGCCGTGGCATTGGTGACGTCAGCCAGGACTTCGACAGCCGTGCCGGTCGTCTTCTTGTTCAGAGCATTGTACGCATTGGGGTCTGCGTTGTTCTGGAAGAAACCGATCAGGGTGCCGTTGGCGGTGCTGGCATTGGTGGCGGGGTCATCAGCGATGATATCCTCGTCCGCGATGGATTCCTGGCACAGGCCGATGAAGGTACCCATGTCGTCGTCCACGTCGCCGGGGGCAACGCGAGCTTCAAACCAGAGCTTCTCGCCCGAGTGCTTGACGATGCGGCCAAACGCGTTGGTCACCAAGACACCCGCGTCACCAGCCGTGGTGTCGGTTTCGATGTCGATGATGCCGGTCGGAGTGCCGGTCGTGGTGGTCAGCGAAGTATCCGTGTCACCCTTGAACGTCAGGGCACCTACGGGGGAGGTATCAGCGGGGGTAGCTGACAGGAAAGGAACATTGAAATTTTCCCGAACGAAGGTGCCGAGGCCCTTGTCGTTCAGGAGGGTGTTGGGGCAGTTACCCCAGATGGATGGTGACGGCTTGTCAGCATCTCCAATTTGGTCAAAGCCGATGATTCCTGGGGCAGGCATAATGAAACTCCTAAAGGGGTGTCTCTGCGGGGTTACTACCGCACGAGAAAAACCCCTCCCGCGTTACTAACGGGAGGGGCCGGGAAAGGCTTACGAAGCAGGGATGGTCTTGTGCATCACGAAGCCCGCGGTGCGGCGGTTGATGCAGAGGTTCTGGTGAGAACCGTCGAGGAACGTGGTGAACGTGGTGTGTTGGCCACGGTCAGTCAGGGGCTCCGACTCAACCATCCAGTACCCTTCCTGCACGATGGGCTGGATTTTGGTCCAGTCCACGCAGTAGAGGGGGTCCGGGGAGAACGAGTTACTGCCACCATCGATCACCGTGATGGTGTCGAGCTGGGGGATGTACACAATGGGGATACGGTTGAACTGCACGGTACCATCGAAGCTGTGCTGCAGGTTCTTGTTGGCAAGATCCACAGGTGTGGTATTGTCGTCCCGCTTATCTGCGAGGTCTTCCAATTCCAGAGTCAACTGGTCAGAGCCGTACATCTTGATCGGCGAACCGACCTTCGTTTGGCCCGGATCTTCGACGATCGGGGCTGGGCGGAACCGAGTACGCTTGATGGCAAGCCGCAGCTTACGCAAGAAGTCGTTGTCCACCTTGGTGTAAACGTCGGCGTAGTTCCGCCACTTGGCTTCAGTAGCCGCGTCGATACCAGCACAGATGGTGCCCGTGGTGCCGCCCTGGTAGCGAATAGTCTGGCCCGAGAACCCTGCTGCCGTCACGCCGTCGTTCAGGTAGTTGAGGTAGTACGGGATGCCGTACGGGAAGAGCGTGTCGGTGGCGGAGGTGGGGGTTAGCCAACCACGCTCCTCGATCAGCTCAGCCAAGTCCCACATGCGTTCAACTCGGCGGGATTTCATCAGGTTGATGAAGCCCTTGGAGCTGTTTTTGTTCCGCATGATCTCCAGCACGTCCCACGAGTAGTCGGTGGAAAGCTGGGTCCAAGGCACATTGATGGTGTGCTGGTTGTTGTCAACCTGCGGGTTGTCCGTATCATAGAGGCGACGGTAGCGAGCACGGCCGTTGCGGTCTAGGACCACATTACGGGTGATCGAAGTGCCGCCGTCAACACCACGACGGTGCTTCTGGTAAATCTGGCAAAATTCGTAATTCTGGCTGTCCCACATGACTTCAAACTGGCCCTTGGGCAAGTCGTCAAGCGTGGTTTTGATGAGGTCGGCGAGAGCGGCGTTGGATACACCCATGGTAAAACTCCGGTAGTGCCACCTATGTCGGTGGCGGGGTTATTATGCGTCTGCGAAAACCTTCGCCAAGCGTTGGCCGGTCGCCCTAACAAGCTCGGCTTCATTGGTCGGGCGTTGCCCCGACTTCCCTGTTGGCCCTGTGAGGCCGCGTTTCCCTGGCTTCTGTGTGATGCCGCGGTTACGCTGCTTCGCTACCTTCTTTATCCCCTGCCGCACGGCCGTAGCCTTGTGGTCAGCGGAAACGAGGTCATGGGCCATCTCCAAGGCCTGCGTAACCTCGAGGCGTTTACCTTGAAGAGCGGCCCCTGCAACCAGAGCATCAGCGTTTGCCAATACCTGATGGCGTGCGTCCAATTGACCCTGAGTCAACTGGGCGTCAGACGTACCGTACAAAACGTCGTACGTCTTCACTTCATCGCTGCCGAAAAAAGTGTCGATCTGCTTCGTAAGCTCTGCTTGTTCAGCACGCTCAGCAGATTGCTGGCCTTGTTGAAGTCCGGGTAGGATGGCGTTAATGGCTGCGATCGCGGAGTTCACCGGAGAGGCGATCTTCTCGATCAGGTCGTCATCACCATACTGCTCTTTCAACTTGTCCAGGTCCACGGGAACTAACGCCGCGGGAATACTTGCCCCTGCATCCTGCTGGGGTGTCTGTGGTGCCGGTGCCTGTTGCTGCTGTTGTGCAGCTCGCCCGGCGGCAGCCCACCGATCTACTTCGGCGTTTCGATTCTTATGGAGCTTAGAAGCGGTTGTCAAGAACTTGCTGCCCAAGGCCTCATAGTTCGCGTCAATCTCTTCGTCCGTCCAATCGTACGCCTTCAATGAGCGTCGGTACGCGGCAGGGAAGGTAGACTCGCTAGAGGCTGTTCCCTGTCCTGTCCCGGGCTCGGTTGTGCCCCCACCATCCTCGGGGAGCACTTCGTCATCGTCATCGTCATCGTCATCGTCATCGTCATCGATGACTTCGTCTTCAACAACTTCGTCTTCAACAACTTCGTCTTCAACAACTTCGTCTTCAACAACTTCGTCGTCGTCTTCAAATGCTGCCAGTAGCTTGTCGTCAAGGGCAAGTGCGTGGGCATCTGGGTCATATGGGGGTTCTGCGGTGTCGTCTGCTGGTGATCCGGTATCGTTTACGGCCATCGGTTCTCTCCTGTCGCTGCTCAAAAAAAATGAGGGTAGGGACTATGGTATTATACCACGGTAAAAGTGTTTGTCAAGTGTTTGTTAGGGTTATTTTCGTTCGACGACTCCCATCGCCTCCATGATCTGCTTCTTCTCCTTGCGGTTGTGGGCCACGGGGATGCCCCCCAGCTCGTTGTTCAGGTTGGCATCGCACTCGATATCAGGGCAGGATCGCTTGAAATCCGCGATCTCCTGGGGGGTGTCCAAGGCGACCGAGTACATCTCGATCGGCTTACGGAACGCCTTCATATCAGTGTGGGGCATGCTGACCTGCTTGACGTAGGTTTCATCCAAGCACCCTGGACACTGGGTCAGCCGGTCGTCCTGCATGAACTGAAACTCCTCAGACGTATGTCCACACGCCGCACATTCGTATTCGTAAACTGGCATCGGGGGTCTCCTTATCTCATTTGTGACTGTGACTCGTTCGCCCCTTGCTGGGCGGTTTGACGCTGTTGTTTTTGCTGACTTGGGGCACCCTTCTGCACTTGCCCGGGCTGGCCGTTCTGGAGGATCGCCCCCAGTTGACCTCCGCCACTGCCCAGGCCCGCATTGGGCATGCCCTTCGACTCCGCAAGGGCGGGGCCCATCAACGCGAGCTGGTTCATCTTCATCTGGAACTCAGGGTCGAACAAGACCTCGTGCATCCAGGTAATCCCCCGGTCCTTCGCCATGCGGATCAGCATGGCCTTGGCGTCGAGGGGTATGCCGAGCATCATGGCGTTCTGTGCCGTGGCCATGATGGCGGGCATGATCTTGACCGCGAAGTCCATCGCCTCCGCGAGACGCGACCCACTGTCCCGGCGACCCATCGACCCAGGCTCGATCATGAACGTGTAATCCAGATAATCCCCACGCCGGGCTTCTGGCGTCAGGATGATCTGCTGGTCCGCCAACTGGGCAGGCTGTGTCATCTGAGGGCCCTGCGGGCTCTGTGCGTACTGTGCAGGCAGCTCTACGCGGCGGATCAGGGGGAGCCGCATGAACGGGTCAGTGTGGAGGTACCACGCACGCTTGGAGCCCTCGTCCGCGGCCATCTGGTACACCAGATCCTTCATGTCCTCAAGCCCGACGCTGGCACGCTCAGCTAGGATGGAGGCCTCGGTGGCTGAGTCCGCGTCGAAGCGGTTGCCCGCCATACCCTCTGGGTTCGCAGCCATCTGGTTGAACCAACCCTGGAGCTGTGACATGTGGACTTCATTGCTGTTCTGCTGCCCGCCAAACGAGTGAACCTTGACGGCATCCGGGTCATCCACGGCCACGGCCTCGCCGTCGCTCGCGTCCTTGAGGGACTGGGCGTCGTCCGCGGCTTGGCTCTTATATCCGATTACGTCTTTCTGACGCTGGGCTTGGTCCACAATCTTCTTGGCCATACGGTTGGCCAATACGTGCAGGTCATTCCAAATCCCCACCATCGGGATCGGCATGGGGTTGCCCGGCACCGGCGGAGTCAGGGCGAGGAAGGTGTAGGGGCCGCTTACCGGGCCATAGTACTCGTCCACTCGGAGGTACTCATCAAAGACGACATGCTCGGACGCGGGGACCGTGACCAAGGCACCGGCGGAGGGTACCCACAGTTCCGCGATCTCCACTTCATCGAACAGGTCCAGGTCATCCTGCGGGTTGATGCTCCGCATGGACATAGCCGAAGCGGCCTTCTTCTGCTTCAAGTCGCCGCCTGCTGCAGGGAGCTGCTCTATTAATGCGTTGTCGTACAACCCGCTCTCCAACAGCGTCGAGCGTGGCACCGTCATGCGGTCACCCAACCACGAGGCATCCCTGAACAGGTGTTCACGGCTCATGGGGTCGGCGATGAAGTTGTCGAAGTCCACACACTCAGTGTACACCTCACCAGTGTCTACTTGATCGCTCTCATCAATGGCATAGACCGAGTCGCTCGAAGCGATTCCGGTCTTGAGGATGCCAAGTGTGAAGATGGCATCCACAATCACACGACGGTACACGTCTTTAATCCCGATCTGTTTGTCCTGCTGCTCCAAAGCCATGCCAAGAAGCTCAGCGTAGTCCTTGGCGTACAGGAAGTTCGACGACACCTTGTGGGTCGGGAAGTTCATAACGATGTTGGGGATGAGCACGCGGATGGCGTTGAATATCAGGTTGAGGGGTTCCGCCCCGATGTCCCCATTGGTCTGGTCGTAGTACTGCCCAACGTAGTTACGCAGGAACATGGTGCGGGCGTTGCGGAAATTCTCGTGACGCTTAATGCCCCGATGAACCTGCTCCTGCAACTTTTTTGGTGTTATGTCAAGTGGCATAGTGATTCCTTATGCGGCGGTGAAGTCGAAGCGGTCACTTTTTCCGGCGTGCCTTCGTTTCTTGTGGGCATCGAACCTATGTTTAAACGACCGACCCCCCGCGTCGGGCTGGGCCCCTGGCTTACGGAGCCCCTTACCCTCCCGGGCTAGGACCGCAAGCATGTCTGCGATCACCCGGTCACCGTGGGTCTTGCGAGCTTCCGCGGTTTCCTCCACCAACACTGCGGGGCCGATGCCCCCGCTATCGTACGTGATGTATTGCAACGCCTCGTTGAGTGCCGCCTCATCAGGGTTGGTGAACTGGCCGTGGGCGTACGCACGCCGCAGGATGCCGAGGGCCTCTGCCTTCTGCTCACGGCTGGACCGCCAGCCAAACCGCTTGCCGGTCTTCTGGCTGAGCGTGCCCACCTGACGATCAAAGTAAATGTTTGGGTACTGATATGTGCGTACGACCTGATTGCCGAAGTCGAACCCGGGGTCACCGTTGTTCTCCCAGATCAGCAGGGGGCGGTCGCGTCCCCCGACCCACAGACATGCGGCTACCACAGTCTTTGCGAACTCATAGGGTGGCGTGTTCGCGTCAGCGTACGCCATGACCTTCTGCCGGGTTTCGTTACACATCACAGTAACCGTGCTGTTCGAGGCCCCCTGGCCTTTCCCTATGTCACACGCCACCGTATACGTCTTTGTCTGGTCGAGCCTCCCGGTGGGTAGGGCTGCCCAACATGACCACTTACCCTTGACGGACGGCCGGGCCGATACCTTATTAAGCTGCCGACGCTGTAACACCGCGGGCACCTCGGCGTCTGTCACAGCTTTCTTGAAATTGATATTGAACTTCGACAGCGGAGGCTTAGCGAACATGAGCTTGTGCTGCTCGATCACGACGCCCTCAAAGAACGTGTCGCCGGAACCGACGTGGTCCATGTCCACTTCAATCGCCAGTTCCTTCGGTGACCGCAGTTCTTTTTCGTTAGCGTACCAGGGTGACGTGATGAACCACCGTTCGACCTCTTCGTCGTACACAGTGGTGCGTCCCAACCCCTTTTCAGGGTGCTCCCACCACGCCAGGATAAACACAGGTATAGTCCCACTCATACGCCACTTGGAGTATGCAGTGCCTGCACCGTTGGGCGTCGAACACGGAAGGCGGCACGCAGTAACGTCACGAGTCGATCGCTTGATGGATTCGCCTTCGTCCATCTTAGCCATCTCATCGAGAAAAATGGAGGTACGCCGGTCAGACGAACCCGCGTTGGCATTGGCCGACTCCCCGTCGACCCGGCAACTGGTGTCCGTGTTCACAAGGTGGAGCTTCTTGCGGCTGAAGTTCGGAAGCATCCACGAGGGTAGGCGAGACAGGATGTAGTCGAGCTTGCCGAACAGCGTACCGGGGTCAGCCAGGGGGCCGTTGGGGTAGTTGCTCGGGCGTCCATCCAACTGGTCAACCGCGTCTTCTTTACGCGAAATCATCAGGTGGGTCTCACTGCTTCGGAACAGTAGGCGGTGGGCGTACACGGCGATGTGGTCCCAGGTAGCACCCATGTCACGCGACTTGTCTGTGAGCAGATCCTCGCCATTATCAATGGCACTCTCGATGCGGAGCAAGTGCTTATCCTGCACCTCCCAAGTCACGAACGGCAGGTGAGCATTCTTCGCCTGCACATTCTTGCCGGTCACTTCATCAGGTTGGAAGATACGCAGAGTGAACGCGAACGCATTAAGGAAAAAAAGCAGCGACTGGGAGCACGCCGTGTACAGGTCAAGCTGCAAGTCCGGGTCGTCCTCCGCCATCTCCAGCATGCCTGCACGCCACGTCAAGTTTTGCGTGGGGTCTTTCGGCACGTCTATGCCAGAGATCGGGTCGTGCCACACCGTCAGCTTGCGGGGGAAGCTGTCGAGGAGCACCGGCTGGTTTGCGAAGGCGTTAGGCAAGGGGCGGCGGTCCTTTCTTCGCTTCGCCAACAGTCTCGGCGGTCAACGCACTGAGCCGTGCAACGGCCAAGGCCTTGACCGTATCCTTGGCGGTCATCTTGGTCTCGCCGGGGTCGAGAGACTGTGGCGTCTTACCCTCCATGCGGTCCCACACCAACTCGATCGCCCACCGCTGCGGCTTGTGAACCGACTTGATCTCCGTACCCTCATCATTGACGATGCTCTCCTCCCAACCCAACGCTTCCTTCATGACAAGGTCAACCAAGGCCTCGCCCTTGGTCTGGTACTCCCCCTCCAGCGTCATGGTGTGGGCCTGGGCCAGCAGGTCGCGTAGATGCTGAGTGAGCTGCTTCGAGTTATAGGGGGCAGGTTTACCCATTATGATCCGCGTCGGGCTTGGTAGGACGGTTGGACGCCGCTCAACGTCGCTTCCCGTATGGTGCCGTGTATGACCACGTCCACCACCCCCGCGGGAGCTACGATAAACGGGGTGCCAGCAGCCTTACCCGCAAACGCGGGAGTAATCCCCGTTTTTGAAATGCCGCCATTGGCCGCGAATGTCCCCCGCACTACGATTTCATCCGCATCAGTGCCGGAAGTGGGCCCTACGTTAACATAGCAATCGCCACCCGCCAACGTGACCACATCCACCGAGTGTACTTCCAGGTACTCTGTATCCGACAGAGTATAGACGGAAGCACTACCGTTTTTATATAGCGGGACGGCGACACCACTTGACGCATCAGTAGAGTGGACGTGTGCTCTAAAAGGTGATCCAGTGTGAGAATCCATAATGTGTCCTATTCAGAAGAAATTTTAAACAAAGTAGCTGGATCGGAACTCGTAGAGGCCCTGGACCTCGTCGGCAGTCAACACATCGCCGTACGCGTACACATCGCCCAGTTTGCCGTTCATGGCCCCGCCACCATCTGCGTGCCGAGCACCCATTGACGTGACTGTGGCGGCGGGTGTTTCCGCGGTGGCGGACCCCCCCGTGGACGCGATTACGGCACCGTCAACGTACAGGACACCCGTGCCAGCACCATCATACGTCGCCGCGATGAACTGCCATCCGGTGCCCGTAAATACGTTTGAATCGGATACGGTGGTATCTGTGCCTACGGCATCAGCCGCATTCAGTAACAGACGTTCCCGCTGCCCGGAAACGCCGCCGCGGAGCGACCACTTCAGGTTGGCCCCCGCAGAATTTTGGTTCCCAAAAAGGAACATGAACCCCGTGGGTGCCGCATCGAGGTTCAACCACATTGCGACGGAGAACGCTGTGGTGCGGGTGAACGCCAGAACCGTAGAATCTGCAAACCGCAGGCGGTCACTTGGCGTAAAATCAATTTGCTCAGGCGTGGAGTTTGTGTGTGCAGGCTGGTCCACCCCGGTACCCTGCGTGGCATTGTCACCTTCAGGGCCCTGATCTTCCCACAGGGACACCGCCCCACCTTCAGTGGTGACACCTACCTGCGGGTCGCCCCAAAACAACAGGTTGTCGAGGGTGTCCGGGGAGATCCCCATACCCGGCCGAATTAGCCCACTACCAAGTATACCATGCAGCATCGCTTACGCTCCGATCTCTTCACGGGTATAAACACCGGCCAACGAGTTCCAACCTGCGACGACGGCCGCAGAAATCAGGCTGTCAGCTTGCTGCAGGACTTGCTTGTTATCCACCACTTCCTTGACACTGGTTGCCCCGGTAATCAGGTCGGGCAATGCTGTGACTGCGAGCCCTAGCAAGGCTGCCCTGCGTGCAACGGAGACGGGGTCCGCGATGGCCTCGACTGCGAGGGCGGCACGTTGGTTGTGTGCAGGGGTGGTGTTGGGCTCGGCCAGTATGGTGGCAGCGACACGCAGCACTATGATTTCAACACGGTGGCGTAGTTGTGGATGGTGGGCGAGATCGTGGGCGAAGAGGCTATCTAGGAGTGCGTCGGCCATGGGAAACGTCCTTGTCGGAAGGTAAGGAGAAGCGGAATAAAAGTGGAGGCGGAGAGAATCGAACTCTCGTGGCTCAGCAGGGCCGCATGCGGTTGTCCTGTGAGGCGTATCCATTCGCCCCCAAGGGCCAGGGAACTGCGAGCGGGAGACCCTCCGCCACACAGCTCTACCTGACCGGATCGGGTTAATCCTCTGAGTACGTACCTTCGAGATCGACTTCACCGTCATTGACAACGAAGCACCCCTCTGGGTCATCAGCGAATCGTTTGACGTTATCAAAGTCCATCAGGTCGAAGGCGTCGTCGCGGGCTGATTTGGAGGTGAACGACAGGTCCGCCATGTATGTCAGCTCTCCGTCGCTATATACGCTGATGCTCATGGTCCACGCGGGCCCGCCTTCAACGTACGAGTCGTCCCCCTTCAACACAAGTGCCGTCCAGTCTTCGCCGTACGGGGCGTACCCCTTGAAGTTGTCGGTGACAAACACTTGCTGGGCGTGCTCGTAGAGTTCACCCAGGTCTTCAATACTTTGGGCTTGTTCGTCAAGAGCCTCACCACCGACCTCGTTCACGAATTGGAGGCTGGCCAGCTCACGTTCGGCCACACCCGCACGCTCTTCTGCTTTACGGCGGAGCACTCGCTGGTCGTCAAGCAGGGTGGCGGTAATTGTATGGGTGTCATTGAGCAGCTCGAACGCGCCTTTGCTTTCCTTCAACTCCTTATAAGCCTCGTCTAGTTCACCGCACACTTTACGTAACGTGGCTTGTCCGTGTTTGTAGAGTGTCTGCAGCCCGCAGTACGCGTCGTTGTCGATGCATCTCGCATGCCGCAGGCCAGTGATCTCGCGGGTGAGTTTGTGCTGGAGTGCTGTGCTACCTGCACGGTCCTCGGCGATCTGATTATCAAGGCGGTTGCACTCGGCGATGACTTCTTTGCGTGTGGGACGTTTCTTTAGGAAGTTGAACATGGTGGGTCTCCAAGGGTGAACGGTCATCAGGACGAAAGTAGGTGTCGGCTGCTAAGCCAAGTTCCTGGGGGTTATCTCCCCGTGGCTCCCCACTCATAGTTGGGCACCTACTGAACGACTACTGTCCTAAACCTTTGTCCCGCTCGTGGGATCGAGCCCCACGTCGGGAGGTCAAGCAGAGCCGTCTCATTGAGCGTGGCACTCTTCACGCGTGTAGTATACCACGGCTTTGGTGAAAGTCAAGTGAGAGTACATGAAAATGTTGTAAGGGCGTTGGATGGGAATGGAGGTATCTGCGGGTGGACGGGGACGGACCTTCAAATAGTTTGTAGGTTCTTACGAACTGTATAAGTGCACTTTACTCATTTGCGTTCAGGTACTTACGACAATCTTGGTGGGCCACCCCGTACCTGCACTTCTCCTCAGCCCCCACACGTATGTTGCAGCCGTGGCACAGGAAGCCCCTGACCTTACCTGTGCGGTGGCAGTGGTCGACGCGTAGGCTCATGAGGCTGGCCCGATCGCTGGTCTGCCTCACGAGGCGGATACGTCCCTGGCAGATCGCACACTGGCCACGTTGGCTGTGGTACATGCTGATGAACTCGGACGCAGTCATGCGGTACCTCGTCCAGAGGGAGTTGACGAAATACCGCTTACGGTTCTGGTGATGGGTGCCATTGAGCCGAAGACGTGGGTGGGGGTTTCTTGTTTTCATGGTGACAGTATACCACACAGGAGAGGGTTTGTAAAGGCTTAACTTTGTATAAGTTGTATAAGTGTACAAGTTGTATAAGTGCGAGAGTAGGGGGTTGCTAGATAACCATATACCCACACGCGACTTACGAAAGCAAAGGTCACACCCGCCCCCCCGACCACTGCACACGCACCGCACACGCCCACCTGTTCGCCTCATGTTCGGTGTGTATGTTGTGTGTGTGTAAGGGGTTATGTGTACGTACCATGTGTGATATCATCATGATATGAGGCTTCATATGGTAGGCGCACACGCTTAGGTGCTATATGTAGTACCACCTAAGACGATTTAGCGTTTGTCCATTAGGGATATCCCTAGTTGCATTTATACAAAGGGGGTGTTTTGGGGGTTGGTTAAACGGTTAACCGGCGATAATCCAACGCACACTTACGTTCATCCCCAAAACAATACTCACTAAGCCACATTCACTATAGAAAAAGTAAAAACCCCCCTAATTGTATCCCATTTGCACGTCTTTCTATACAAATAGACATACTAACAATACACAATTAGAGAGGTTTCAACTTTTCCCTATATCAATTCCTATTATGGAGTATTAAAATGGATATACACCTTAAACCCTGCCCCATAAACACTTAGAGCGTCTCCCCCCTCCTTATACACTTATACACTCAACCCCGTTTCAATTCTTTTAATCCAAACACCCCTTTACAATTGCAACACTCCAACCATAAGTTATGTTGTAAGTACCCAAAAAGGGTAGGCTCATTCACTCACTCCAAACGAGGGTAAAAAAGGTGACAAAAAGCGACCGATTGCAACGATACCGGCTCATAACCACACGACTCTACGATGCGGGGCCCCAGACCTACGTAGAACTGGGTGTGTGGCTCCAGCAAGTATCTCCCGCCCCGTACCTCCAAACTGCCAACCGCTACCGGCTGGGGGAGCGTGTGAAGCCCATGCTCGCCCTCATGAAGCGACTTGGGTATCCCATCAAAACTGATAACGTGGGGGCGTCCATCACGAATGAGAACAGCCCACACATTGATAAAACCCCTGATTGCCCCATTTAATCAGAAACTCACTCACTCGTTCACTCCAAACAAGGACAAAAAGAGTATGTTAATCTGGCGAGTAGAGCATGAAGAGCCGAAATATGATGGCTTCGGCCCCTACGCTTCATTCAGTGGTGGTTGGCCCGTGCACCATCCCCCCAGCAAAGACTTTGGGTACCATCACAGGGAACTGGCAGAGTATTTAGATTGCCCTGACGACGACGTGTTCTATGCGTGCGAATCTCTGGAAATGCTCGCCACGTGGTGGGAAGGGTACTATGACACCCTGTTGGCGGGTGGCTTCGCGATACGTGTGTACGATGTCCCCAGTAACGATATCGTATTCGGCGGGCACCAAGTAGCGTTTCGCCGAACGAGGCGATGTTCCCTAAGCGTAGCCGAAGCCCTGCACCACCCCCGATCACACTAATCAGCACAATATACTTGCCCCGTGTTAATTCACGGGGTAGGCTTTTACTGGCTCATTTACTACTCTGATAAGGATTTAAAAATGTTACAAGAATATAGAATTATGGTAGCTACAACATTTGATAAGCATGGTAACGCGTTAAACTCCATGGAGAAGCCTACGCGTATGCATAGGATTCAGACTGACGCGACCGAAGTATTCGGAGGATATACTACGTACGCCCACAAGGGGGCCTGGCAGGAATCGCCCACCACCAAACCTGTGATAGAAGCCGGGTTCACCCTGTCCATCGTCACCAATGCCCCACACGAGGTAGTTTACTCCTTCGCTCGACGCACGGGCCGGACATTCTACCAAGCATCTGTTACCCTGATCCTCCCTGGCGGGAATGCTGAATTTCTTGAATGCTATTGATTACTCCCGCTTACCCCATGTTAATTCATCGGGTAGGCTTTATGATAACTAATGCTACGCTCGCTACTTTATGCTTATGGTTAGCAGGGACGGAGAATATGTTAATCGTATTAATCGTTTTGATTGTGATCATGATTGTAACCGTATCTGGAGATGTTAATAATGATCGGAAATAAACCCGCCCATAGGATGTCGAGCGTCAAGACGCTGATCGGCCTAGCAGAGGAAGGTATCAGCGGTAGACACTGGTATCATGCCGCTAAAAAAGAGGTTGAACACGCTGCAGAGATACTCAGTGTCGCCCCTTGGGAATACGCTGATTACCTTGCGTTATTCTCGCCACGGGTTAGCGTCAAGCGAAACATTCGATTGACTAACTACTATCTGGTTAAGGATAAGACATTCCACCCCACCACCATGCGGCCTACCCGTGTTGCAGTAGACCACTACAATGAGTCGGGCGAGATACGCGGCATTAAAACAGCCCCATTCTCACAAGCATTGCTTGGGGTCGGTGACGCAATTGTGTTGGACGTGTGGATGGCCCGGGCGTTGGGCATCGAGCAAGAAAACCTAGCCCGACTCGCCACACACGACCGGGCATGTGGGCGTATACGATTGGCGGCCCGTTCGCTCGGTTGGGCCCCTGCAGAAGTACAAGCTGCAGTATGGACGTCCGCCGTACGCAAAGCCGGGCGAGTGCCAACCCCCTTTAAAATAGTTGAAAATACCGTGTTCGGACCTACCTTAGAAAGTGCTTGATTATGCCTGAAAATAAAACTACCCGTGAAAATGCCGCGATTGACAAGGCCCGGAAAGTCTACGCGATCCCATCAAATGACAATTTAGAAATAGACGATGCCCCAGAAACTAGTGACGCGTGCGATGGCGTGTGGGTCGCGGCGTGGGTCTGGGTTCCCGATTCCCAGGATTGATTTTAATACTAACCTTAGAGAGGGCTTGATTATGACCGACTTAGAATGTAAACTATTCCCCTTCTGTGTCCATTCCTTGCGTGATTATGTGGTTGTTCATGGTAGGGGGTATCCTAGCGGGCCCGGCGTTAAACTCGCCAAACGTCTCTATGATGAGGGCAGCAGTTACACCGAGATAGCAAGGGAAGTGGTGGACAGGGGTCTACTTAAATCAGCGTAGAGTTTTTATTACTTTTTTGGAAGGATTAGCGTGGCAAGTGTAAATTCAATCGGATGGAATGCGGTACAATCGTACCCTGGACGTGAACAGTCGACCGGCGAGAACGTCGGCCACGACTACGGGCAAGACGTCGGATGGGCCCTGGAGCACAATGCGGCCCCCAGAGTAGACTACCATTGCCCCCAGTCTGCACCGACGCCATCCGCAGTACTGTGCGGTGCAGCATTACTTATTGGCTTGCTAGGCAAGCGAAGGATTACAAGATGAAGACTAAGAAATTCCGTATTGTTATGGTATCCGAAAATACAAACTCGTTTGGCTTGCATGAACACATACTTATGGCACCCGATGGGGAGGCGTGGAAAGCAGGACGCTCGATAGGCTCTTGGAATGCCCCCTGGTTGGTGGGCACGGACGTGGACATACCCCTGGACGATGCCGGGGGGCCCCAGTGGCATAAGGTAAGCGTGGAAATACCCCACAGGCTACCCGCAGCACCACCCAACGTTCTCAAAGATATATTTTAATCCGCTTGCCATGCCGTAAAGGTGTGGTAGGCTTTCGGTTCACTTAGACACCTTATCAGGAGATTAGAATGCAACGCGTAGATAGGTATAGAACATCGGATGGCCAGTTACATGTGGACATTCGGGCTGCTGACAAGCATGCCGACAAGAGGTACGGCAAAGCCATGGACAAGGTGGTGCAGGCCATCTATAATGACTCGCAATTCTTCAACACGGTCAGTGAGGTGGCGTTGGCCATGGACGCACACCTGGGGTCACTGAAAACTGTGTTCGACCTTAAGGCGGACACGATACTAGAACCTGAAGAGGAAGATTAAAACGCAGAATTAACTTGCAATGTGTGCTTTAGCGAGTACACTTTGCATTATGGCACACTACGATTACAAAAAACAAAATATAGTGCGGGTTACCGTAGAGACATGGGCTGGGCTGGTGGGGGGTGCGTCTCACTACTACGCAAATATGGTACGTACGTTAAACGAGACGGATGAAACATGTACGTGGATGACCCCCCGCCCCCGAAAGAAGGTCCGGCATTACTGCCCTAAGAGGGCTACGGAGAGCCAGGCCCTGTATGAGGCGGAGAAGGCGTTTAGCCACGAACCTGGGTTCGCGGGATGCGATTTCTTAATTGCGAACGACGACCACCTAGACCCCTGTCGTATACTTATTGCACCCCCGGAGTTTCCCTTAGACAAAGCGAATGCCCTTGCCCGTGCGTTCGCGGCGGGCGGGTTCTGGGATGGGGAAGACTCGGAGCAGGCCGAGCGGCTGGCTGGGGAGTGGTCCGACTACATGATAGCGGCCGTAGGGAGGCTGTATTGTGGCTAATGAATCCCCCGAACGTCTTGTGCCGGTACGCGAGTACACTGCGGCAGCGAACAAGATCATTGCTGATATGACGCGATGGCAGGAGCTGTACGGCCGACGTATGCTTATACGGGCCCTTAACTTCATTGCTGACAAGCCCCGTGGAGATGACTGGCGAGTACCAGCAGGTGAAGCGGATGAAGCGAAGATCCGGCAGCAGTTTGATGACTTCGCAGCAATCGAGCCGTATATCGCTCATGCTGCTGGCATCATCCCAATACAAAGACGTTTG